CAGGGAGCACCGAGCAATGCGACGATCCAAAATGAAAAAATCACGCTCCAAAAAGATGTTTTCCAAAACTGCGGGCAGTACGCACAAAAAGAACCTGCAGGCTAATCCAATGCGAGGCGGAATTCGCCTCTAAACCGTCCCGACAAAACTAGGTTTTCACGGGCATGGCATGCTATTACCCGGTCACTGGCTACCACTCGAAGAACGTCAATGCATCTGGCAAACGTTCGCTCACCTTCGAGAAAAGCCAGTCTTTCACCGGAATTCCAATAACAATTAAATGCGGCCAATGTATTGGCTGCCGGCTGGACCGCAGCATCGCTTGGGCGATCCGCATGACTCACGAAGCATCTCAGTACGACCAGAACTGCTTCCTCACCCTCACGTACGACGACGAAAACCTTCCCGCGTACGGGTCTCTGCACCTGCCAGATTTCCAAAAATTCATAAAACGCTACCGAAAAGAGGTAGCTCCACAGAAACTCCGTTTCTTCCATTGCGGCGAATACGGGGAAATAACCCGGCGCCCGCACTACCATGCGATCATCTTCGGTCACGACTTTGCGGACCGATATCACCATGCAGATCGCAACGGCTATCCAGCCTATCGCTCAGAACTACTTGAGCATCTATGGCCACACGGCCAATCCGAGCTATCAGACGTCACTTTCGAAAGCGCAGCGTACGTCGCTCGCTACATCACAAAGAAAATCACCGGCAAGGGAACAGAAATCATGGATCCCGAGACCGGACTAAAACCCTACGAGGTGCTCGACATTTATGGCGAAATTCAACCTCTCGTACCCGAATACACCACCATGTCTCGTAAGCCCGGAATCGGCGCGAACTGGTACAAAAAATTCAAAACCGACCTATATCCGTCGGACAACATTCACATCATCACCGCGACCAGGACCCGAGAATTCGGTGTCCCTGGCTACTACGACAACCAATTAGAACGCGAAAACCCTCAATTACTTGAAAAACTCAAGCGCCGCCGCAAGGTCTCACTTGCCAAACATTCGGCAAATAACACGCCGTCACGGCTTTTTGCCCGAAATGAGGTAAAAAAGCGTAACGCGTCCAAACTATTGAGGACTCTATGAAACTCCGTATCTTCTCCGTCTATGACGACAAGGCGAAAGCCTTCCTTCCGCCCTTCTTCCTGCCCGAACAGGGCATGGCCGCTCGAACCTTCTCCGATTGCTGCAATTCAGACCAGCACCAATTCGGAGCTAATCCGGCGGACTACACCCTGTTCGAGCTGGGCGACTTTAACCAGGAGAGCGGCCATATCGAACCCCATCCGCCCACATCCCTCGGAAACGGTGTAATATTCGTTTCACAAGTAACTAATTCCGGGGATAACAATGAGCAAACGCAAGTCGGTAATGAAGCACCAATTCAGCCAGGTGCCGAAAGCTAATATCCCGCGCAGCTCATTCGACCGCTCTCACGGTCTCAAAACCACAATTAATTCCGGGATCCTGTACCCCATCCTTTGCGATGAGGTACTTCCCGGAGACAGCTTCACGCTCAAGCTGCACGCCCTTGCCAGGCTAAACACTCCAATCTTTCCGATCATGGACAATATGTTCATGGAAACATTTTTCTTCTTCGTCCCGAATCGCCTGATCTGGGACAACTGGGAAAAATTCATGGGGCAACAAGACACACCGGGGGATTCCACTGACTACCTCGTTCCGTCCACGACAGCCCCTGGGGGCGGCGTCTCGCTCGCTGGCCTTCAGGATTACATGGGCATCCCTCCTTCTATTGGCTTGCTCCCTTACAACACACTGCACACTCGTGCCTACAATCTCATTTTCAATGAGTGGTTCCGTGACCAAAACCTGCAAGATCCGGCAGTTGTCGACAAAGACGACGGACCAGACGCCGGATCCGACTACAACCTCAGGCACCGCGGCAAGCGGCACGACTACTTCACGAGCTGCCTCCCGTGGCCACAAAAAGGCGATTCCGTCGATCTGCCCCTCGGGACAGTCGCCCCCGTAAAGGGGATCGGCATAGTGGATCCAAATATATTCTCGGCTCAGGGGCAGACTGTCCGGGAATCGGACGGCACGACAAATGCCTATCAGTTCTCAATATCAAACGACCAGCCCCTGCCAATAATGGCAATTCAGGGCACCGACGGCTCACCGACCGGCGAGCCCACTATCTATGCGGACTTGAGCGAAGCGACCGCATCCACCATCAATCAACTCCGCCAGGCGTTCGCCATTCAAAAGCTACTCGAGCGCGACGCACGTGGCGGCACCCGTTATACGGAAATGATCCGCGCGCACTTCGGCGTGACCTCGCCCGACTCCCGGCTGCAAAGGCCGGAATATCTCGGCGGCGGCTCCACCCCTATCAATATCACCCCCGTGGCCTCCACAGTTCCAACCGAGCTGGACCCTGCAGGGCCGCAAGGCACGCTGGCCGGTTTCGGCACAGTCCAGATCAACAACAACGGCTTTACGAAAAGCTTCACAGAGCACGGGGTTCTTATCGGCCTGATCAACGTCAGGGCCGATCTCACCTATCAACAGGGACTCGAACGAATGTGGTCCCGCCAAACCCGGTACGACTATTACTTTCCCGCGCTCAGCCACATCGGGGAACAGGTCGTTTTCCAGCGTGAAATCTACGCAACCGGTGTTACCTCCGAAGATGAAACAGTCTTCGGCTACCAAGAACGCTTCGCAGAAATGCGATACAAACCGAGCCGCGTCAGCGCGCTTATGCGTTCCTCTCATCCTCAAACCCTCGATGCCTGGCATCTGGCGCAGGACTTCGAAAGCCCGCCAGTGCTTAATGCCAGCTTCATCGAGGACAATCCCCCAGTCGATCGCGTTGTAGCGATACCGTCGGAACCCGACTTTAATCTCGACTGCTACTTCTCAATGAGATGTGCCAGGCCAATGCCGCTTTACGGTGTGCCTGGCCTCATCGATCATTTCTAAATGCCCGGCCCGCTAGCACTCGCCGCCGTCCCGTCCTTGATCTCCGCTGCAGCGGGGATCTTCGGCGGCGTCTCATCTGCCCGGGCGCTCAAAGAACAGAACAAAATGCAAATGGCTCAAAGCCAAAAACAAATGGACTTCCAAGAACGAATGTCCTCAACCGCACACCAGCGCGAAGTCAAAGACCTACGAGCCGCTGGACTCAACCCAATACTGTCTGGGACCGGCGGAGCCGGCTCTTCATCTCCAGCTGGATCAGCTGCGCCAATCGTTAACGAAAAGCTAGCGGCTATTGCCACCGCAAGAGAGCTAGCAAAAACGGCCAGCGAAATAGCACTACTCCAGCAACAGCAACGCGTACAGAGCAACATCGCAGACATCAGCGGTCCAGCTGCCAAAGCGGGCCGCGGTGCGGAAACAGTCATGGACGACGTCGGAGACCCGATCGAGGACGTATACGAGGCCGGAAAAGACGCTGTTACCAGCGGCTGGGACTCGTGGAAAAACTGGGACGCCAAAGGCGCATGGGAAAAACTGCGTACAGGCCAGACGGACTGGCAAAAATCAGGCAAACCAAAGCCATTAGTCCCGAAAAAGACTACCAGCTACCAAAACGCGCCCTACCTCGAATTCGGGTCGAAAGACCACCCAGATGCCCCCGCTGGCATCCAAAGCCGCATGCAACGCGGCACTACTTCCATGCGCGATAAGCGCTGGATCGAAAAAAACTTCAAATACTTCACAAACAAGGGAGCTATACGAAAATGGCTGCAAGCAAACTAGCGAAGCGAATCGTCCGTGGCCAATTCACGCCACGCTCCCGCGTATACACGCCGAATCCCGGCGAATCCAAAACCGAGCAATCCTTTAAAAAGGAGTGCGACGTAAACCACATACTCAAATCATTCGGAGCTGTTAAGGCCTCGCCTGCGTACCAGGAGAAGCTCGCGTCAGCGACATACGGGTACGCCCCCTCCGAAAGCTTCTATGAAGCAACGAATCTCAGCCTCGAATCGAAAGCCCTTTTCGACGAGCTGCCCAGCGCTCTCCGTAAGCGCTTCAATAACTCTCCTGGCGAACTTCTCGCCTTCGTCGAAAACGACGAAAACTACGACGAGGCCTCCGCACTCGGCCTCGTCCCTATCTCACCTGATAAACCCCCGGCGGAGCCGGCTCCTGAGGCTGAAAAAGCCGAATCTGACAGTTCCACTACTTGACGTTAACTGTCACGACTGACACCAATCAGTCGAAAAAGGATGCGCAAGCATTCCTTAATAAAAACCAATCCACTGATGTATAACCTGTGGATAACCAAAAACTGGTAAGCTAGGCAGGAAGGGGGCTAAAGGGCCCCCACCACCTAGCCCCGCAAAATAGGGAGCACCGAGCAATGCGACGATCCAAAATGAAAAAATCACGCTCCAAAAAGATGTTTTCCAAAACTGCGGGCAGTACGCACAAAAAGAACCTGCA